ATGCCAAAGTGACTTCCGAATTGAAAAAATCTGCCAGCAAGTACCCGCAGCAGGCATTAGAAAATTTTATGCAAAACTTCGATAAACATTTACTAAGAGCAAGAAAAGCAGTAAGATTAAGTAGCCCTACTGTTTCTCCGGTTGACGATTCAATAGAAACAAAAAACAAAGAAGAAGAGATCCCAAATGCCCCCCAAGAAACAGAATTCTAATCTCACAAGTCACAACGGTCTTCTTGAAGGCAAGCTGCCAGTGAAGATAGTTGCTGATTCTCCTATGTTCATACCCAAATATAAAACAAATGGCGCTGCTGCATGTGATTTAATTGCAAATATCACCACTAATGATGCAGGACACAATTTTGTTTCTATAATGCCAAATCAAGTGGAAACAATTGATGTCGGTTTTAGTATGGAGTTGCCATTAGGTTGGGAAGCGCAGATCAGGGTCAGAAGCGGACTTGCTATACAAGGTTTGCAAGTTACCAACTCGCCCGGAACTATTGATTCAGATTACAGAGGCAGAATTAAAGTAATTGTCAACAGCACAAGTAAAAACATCATAAGAATTACTCATGGAGATAGATTCGCCCAAATGCTGGTCAAACCAGTTTGGCAAATCGATTGGCAAGAAGTTAATGAACTTAGCGCCACTGATAGAAATAATGGTGGTTTTGGATCTACAGGAATAAAATCATGAAAGTATTTGCAATTATCAGCATAGCCAGACAAGTCCAAGGTGAATATGTTGTCTGCAAGGTAGAAAAGGCATTCACTAGCTCTACAAAAGCTGGCGAATACGCTAATTCCTTGGCTAGACAATATGCAGAAACCATACAAACACCATCTGGTCCAATTCCATGTGTTTGTGAAAGAGGCGTATTTGAAATTGATGTAGTGGAATAAAGGAGCAAAAAATGAGTACACACAATCCTCTTGAAGGCGACCGTCCTGAAATGACAGTCAAACTTCACGAAAACAGCGATGATCATGTTTCAATTATTGTCGTCCACAAAGATAGACCAGAATATTTGAACATTTGCCTTCAATCAATTGCTGTCACATCATTCAACAACAACTATGAAATAATTGTTGTTGATAACGGAAGCGGCAAGGAAAGTCAGGAATTTCTTAAAGATATTGAAGGCGAAGTGAAAGTTGTCAGAAATGACAAAAATTTATATTGGAGCGCAGCTTGTAACAAGGGAGTTCAAGCTGCCGATAAGAACAGCAAGTATTTTATTTTCATTCATTGTGATGTCGTGATACTCAACCCTGCATGGATCGATCTATTGATCAATGTTTCCGAGGCTCAAGGCTCCGGTTTTGTTGGAATTGATACCCAATCCTATATGATGGGACAACAGAAGGTTGATTTTCTTCAGGACCATTTGACTCTTATCACAAGAGAAGCTTGGAGTGATATCGGCCCTTGGCCAGAATCTCTTCCTCAGATAGGAACAACTTTTATTCTGACAATTAGGGCTCAACAAAAGGGCCATAAACCGCAAATCATGAAAAATCCAATCATTCATCACTATAAGATTTTCAGCATGGATATTTCTGATTATGAAAGAATGACAGAACAAGCAATGACAACTTTGCCAAAACTCATGACGGATGTTTATTCCAAGGCAGTTGGATGAGACTAACAGTTAAAAATGATAGTTTTGCCGTTTTTGATAATGTCTTTGATCAAGACTTCTATGACTCTTTTGTCAAATTTTTTTGCCAACTAGATTACGCAAAGAATTTAGGAAAACATGAAAAAGTTTGGAGATTGTGTGATGGTGATCATTATGCAGGAGAATATTCTCTAACTAGAAAATTGCCATTCAACTCTCCACTTGACGCTCTTCATGAAAATGTGAAGTTCTTGGTTAAAGAGCATGTTTCACAAATAGTGGGAGAAGAAGGAAAAGATTGGGTCGAAATTTCTTACAGACCTTACATTTACCCACAAGGTTCAAGAATTTCATGGCATAATGATCTTGGTTATTCTGGAGCATGTATATTCTATTGTCACCAAGAATGGAACCCCAGTTGGGGAGGCGAGCTTATGGTGGCCAATGTGCCATCTAGAGAACTTGCCTGTATGAACCCCACCCCAGACTGCGAACTTAGTAGAAAACACATTAAACCTATTTTAGATTACTATGGTTTCGGCAATTATATTTCATGTCTTCCAAACAGAATGGTATTTACAAAAGGTGATACATGGCACACTATCAACAGAGTTGATAAAGATGCTGGTGAAAACCTCAGATTTTCATTCGTCGCCTTTTTTTTGCAAAAAAAGAATTAATTATTGAACAATCATTTGGGAATGAAATATGGCCAAGGTAATAGATTGTTTTACATTCTATAATGAATTCAAGATTCTTGATTTAAGACTTGCTGAACTAAAAGATGTAGTAGATCATTTTATTTTAGTGGAAGCTACCAAAACTCACTCTGGCGAAAATAAAAGATTGTATTTTGATGAATTAAAAAGCCAATATGAAGAATATCCAATAATTCATGTTGTAGTTGATGATATGCCAGAAAAAACCGATTCTTGGGTTAGAGAAAACCACCAAAGGCGTTCTATTATAAAAGGCCTAAAAGACATAATTCTCGATGATCAAGATATTTTAATTTTAACAGATGTTGATGAAATACCTGATCCAGAAACAGTAAAAATTATAGCAAAACAAGGATTGGCAGATTGCGTTGCTTTGGAGATGGATTTGTATTATTACAATCTTCACTGCAAATGGCAAATCAAATGGACTCATTCAAAAATATTTACTTATTCTAAATTCAAGGAAGTTGGTGATTTTCAGGCAATGAGATTTTATCCTTGCAGAGTATGCATTCCAAAAGGAGGTTGGCATTTTAGTTATTTTGGAGATATTGATTTTATAATCAATAAGATTCAGTCTTTTGCTCATCAAGAATTTAACAAAGAAGAATATAAAAATCGTGAAAAAATTCAGAAATGCATAGATGAAAAAACAAGCCTTTATGAAAATGTACAAAATATTGAAATAGAACCACATAAAAATGATTATCTGCCAAAAAATTGGAAAATATTGGCTTGATTTAGATTTTCTTGATGAATTTATTCCATTCGTCATTGACCCAAATGATTGGCGGATGATTGCTATAGTAAGCAGCATAGCTCATGCAGAATATTTCCTCATCATCTTGTCTTATTGCTTCTTTTTGGGATTTTTTTTGAAACTTGTCTATTTGTTTTTGTTTTGTTCTTTTAATTATTTCACGCCATTCTTTTTTTAGTTCATCTGTAACTAGATGTTCCCATATTAAATGAGCAATTTCGTGAAGTGTCGTGAATCCACGACCATAATTCCAAGGCGCTGCTATTACTATTTTGTTTTTATGAATGTAACCAATGTGATTGTTATCGCCATCTAAGGTATTGCCTTTGGTGTACTTGAATTTATATCCGTCAAAAAGTTTTCTATGAGATTTCGGCAATGAAGCCAAAAGTTCTTCAACATTTTTCTTCTCTTCGGATTCTAAAAAAAATCTAAAATTCATCCTTGTTTCTCCTAAAAACTATCTAGTTGAAAATGACTTAAATTAGAATATTGTTCAAAAAGTATAAATAAAATATCATTTGTGGGAGCGCAATTAAATTGTGTTGAATATTATGAACCAGCAATCTCTTATCAATTTTCCAAATGGCCTTCCAAACAATGGCCTTCCACTTCCTGTTGGAATTGTTTCTGGAAACATTTCTGTTTCATCAGGCAATATTTCACTCTACACAGCAAGCGGCGCTGTAAGCCAAGGAAATCCACTCCCTGTTGATATTGGCGGCGGTACAGTTAACATCAATGTTAATTCAGGCACAAATCTTAATGTTTCTGTTACATCAGGTCTGTTTGCGATTTTATCAGGTAGGGTAAGCGTTTCATCTGGTAACACTTCGATTTACACAGCAAGTGGCACAGTTAGTCAATTAAATCCATTCCCTGTTTCAATTTCATCAGGAGCATTTTCTAACAATACTATTCCAGTTAGTTTTGCAGCAGGAACCACAGATGCATTTGGAAGACTTAGGGTAAGCAATCCCTTCACCGTTTTTGACAGTCAGCATCGTTATCAGATCAATGACAAATGGAATTATGTCACAAGTGGAGGCGGTTCAACTGTTTATGACACCAATGGCAGTCTTGTCAATTTGAATACTAACTTGGCATCAGGATCTCAAGTAATTGCTGAAACCAAAAGAGTAATGCCTTATCAGCCCGGTAAATCACTTCTTATTTATAGCACATTTACGATGTCATCTGCACAAGAAAGCTTGAGACAAAGAATAGGTTATTTTGGCGAACAGAATGGAATTTATTTTGAATTAGATGGGGAATCAGTAAATTTTGTGAAAAGAAGTTATGTATCTGGTTCTGTTGTCGAAACAAAAGCAACAAGAAATGGGATTTCAGACTGGAATATAGACAACTTGGATGGAACTGGACCTAGTGGCTACAACTTGTCAAATTACAGCAGTTCTTTGATTTTATATATTGAAATAGAATGGCTTGGAGTTGGTGATGTTCGTGTTGGTTTTGTACTTAATAACACATATGTACCATGTCATTCTTTTAAGCATACTCCTGTTGGTGGAAGTCCTATAAGCGGAACATATATGACAACCGCTTGTTTGCCATTAAGGGCTGAAATTACAAATAAAGGACCAATTGCTAATTCTGGTAATCTAAAACAAATTTGCAATAGTGTTATTTCAGAAGGTGGCTACGAAGGATTTAGCAGAAGATATAATGTAGATTTAGGAACAACCCCTAAAAATCTTACAAATGATGATGAGTTATATCCAATTATTTCTTTGCGTCTCGCTTCAGGAAGATTAGATTCAATTATTATTCCTTCAAATTTGAATGCAATTGTGACAAGCAATCAAGATGTTCAATATAGAATTATTTTGGACGGCACCACTAGTGGCGCAGTTTGGACTACACATTATAATGGCAATGTTCAATATGATACTTCAGCTACATCATTGGCAAGTGGAAGTGGAACAAATGTCATTGGCGGATATATCAACAAGCAAGGATATATTGATATTACCAGCCTGAATCAATTTAACTTTCAAATAGGAAGATTACTAGATGGAACAAGTCAAGTGTTGACAATTGCTATGGCTCCTACATCAGCAAACACGAAAGTTTTAGCTGATTTATCATGGTTTGAAATTGTTTGATAATTTGGTAAAAATAAATTATAGGACATATAAATAACATCATGGCTAAACCAAGAAAAAAACCTGTCAAGACAGAAAAACAACCTCAAAACAATCAACACGCAAGTGTTAAAAAACAACAATTTCATGTTGAGTTTTTGAATGCTGCTCAAAAATTAGCTTGGTCGGCATTTGACCAACATGATATTTTGTTTTTATTGGGTGCAGCAGGCACGGGGAAAGCTTTAACATTAAATTCAAAGCTTTATACTCGTAGTGGATATATTTTGATGAGAGATGTAAAGGTTGGCGACGAAATTGCTAATCCAGATGGTAATTTTTCTAAAGTGACAGGTGTTTTTCCTCAAGGTAAAAAGCAAGTATGTCGTGTTTATTTTAGCGATGATACCTATGTCGATTGCTGTGAGGAACACTTATGGACGATTTCTCATACTAAAAATAAAGGCTGGAAAAATCAGGTCAAGACAACTGCATATATTGAAAAAAATTACTTAAGAAGTGATGGGCACAGATCATTTTCTGTTATGGCTACTAAACCATTAAATTTCGACAGGCAAAAATTTTTGATAAATCCTTATTTAATGGGTATTTTTATTGCCGAAGGAAGTTTGACCAATTCAAATGTATGTTTTAGTTCTTGTGAATCGGAAGTTGTTTCAAGGATTACTAGTTCACTTTGCGAAGATTATGTTTGTAAATCAAAAACAAAATTTAATACAGAAGCTGCTGATCATCGTATTGTAAAGAAGAAAAGGAGTGGTTGTAAAAATATTTATAAAGAGGTATTAAAAGATTTAGGTCTTTGGGGCAAAAAATCTTACGAAAAGTTTATTCCTCGTGATTATCAGTATTGTGCTGTGGATCAAAGAATTGCTTTGCTCCAAGGACTTATGGATGGTGATGGCACAGTAGAAAAAAGAACAGGTTCTTGCAGTTATACCACAACATCTTATCAACTGGCTCAAGATTTTTGTCAACTAGTATATTCTTTGGGCGGATCGACTAGAATAAAAGTAAAAAAAGGCGCTTCTAAATCTGACGGTACTCGCCATAGAATTTCCTATAGATGTTATGTTAATCTTCCTCAAGAAATTGAAATTTTTTTCTTACAAAGAAAAAAAAGATTGTTAAAATCAAGAACAAAATATTTCCCAAAAAGATATATTGACCGTGTAGAAAGATTGAATTATGAAGAAATGCAATGCATTACTGTTGATCATAAAGATTCATTGTTTTTGACCGACAATTTTACTGTGACTCATAATTCGCACCTCGGTTGCGCTTTTGCAATTAGTGAAGTTTTAGCAAAAAGAAAAGAAAAAATTGTTATCACAAGACCAACTATTGAAGCTGGGGGAAGAGGTCTTGGGTTCCTTCCCGGCGATGCCGATGCTAAATTAACTCCTTATATGCTTCCTCTTTTTGATTGCATGGATATGTGTTTGGGAACATTTTCCCCTCAGCGTGAAGCAATTGCGAAGAGCGTGGAAATTGCACCTTTACAGTTCATGAGAGGCAGAACATTTCATAATTCTGTTTGCATTCTTGATGAAGCTCAGAACTGTAATTATGGCGAAATTAAATTATTTTTGACAAGATTCGGAAAGAACAGCAAAGTAATTATCACAGGCGACCCTCTGCAAAGCGACTTGCCTTGGAAAGATAGAGCTTTGATGAATGTTGTTGAAAAGTTGTCTGGTCTTAAGGGTGTTGGTGTCATTCAATTCAAACCTAGTTCAATTGTTCGCCATCCATTGATTGCTGGTATTCTTGAAAGGTTGGAAGATAAGGAGGAGAATGGCTCTAGTAGTACCTGATCTTGGTGAAATTGAACTTCTGACCAAGTTGCTCATTAACACAACTGACACAGAAGACTATATTGTAAGATTGTATCAGAATAATTATAGCCCAAGCAATACCACCGTTGTTGGTGATTTTACCGAAGCCAACTTTACCAATTACACAGCTAAAACTATTGCAAGAAGTGATTGGGCATCTCCTTCAACTTTTGCCACCAAAGCCGAATCGAGTGTTACTGCTCAATCTTGGACTTGTGGCATTACTGGTAATACATTATATGGATATTATGTAATTGGCTCGACATCGGGAGTATGTTTGTGGGCAGAACAATTCGCTGCTTCTAGGATTTTAGTTGACGGAGACATTCTTAATCTTACTCCAAAATTTACTCTTTCAAGCGCAAACTAATTCTTTTGCTGTTGCGTGGTAAATAATTTATATGACCGTATACAACGACACCATGAATGACGGTGTGGAGATAAATGGCTCCGCATTAGTAATAGCAAAAGTCAATGTTGACATTGATTTTTATTGGTCAGTAAACAATACAATAGAAGTTGATTTAAGTTTTGAGTGGTCAATTGGAGAAATACCTCTTTACTGGTATGTGATTGAAGGATATTTGAATCCTCCAGATGCCACTCAAGCTTTGGCGATAACAGTTCCAGAAAAACAAAACTTCATTCAAACAATACTTGCAAGAACTCCGAAGGAAGTTTGTGAGTATTTTGAAAGAGAAAAGTTACCTTGGCAAATTGTCAATATAAAGCGTTATAGACAGCCAGCAGACATTTATCTTAATGATCCAAATGTTTACACTAATGTTCTTGATCTTTTGAATTTTCAATGTCCTCAATTTTTAGTAAGCACAAATGCTATTACTTACATAGGAATGTCCGCCTCTGCCATTCCGGTTATTGCAAATTATATTGGAAGCGGAATTGCTAGTTTTTCTGGTAGCGCCTCAGCCTCTATTATATCTGGCGGCACAACTCCGACATCATCTTCGTTTTCATATGCGAGTACAGGTTTAGTTATTACAACAGGTGGATATGGATTATACGATTCATCTTTGCAGTTTGATTATTTGACTTATGCCGGAATAACCACTTATTTGGAACAAGAGGTTCTGTTCGGGTTGGGTTCAAGCACTGTGACTATTGTCCCAGCAGCCAACACTATCGCAACTGCATGTGGTGCATGTACGGCATTTCCTTCTGAGCTTTATTTGCAAATAAACTTAGAAAATTCAAACATTTTCTCTAAATTTCTGCAAAGAAATAATTTAGAGTTTAGCAAAGTCATGTCATTTTTTTATAATAGGCGTTTGGAGTCTTGGCTGGCTTTTCAACATTTTGTTGGACTTTCTGATGACAACACCACTGATGAAACATGGAGGTTTCAATTTGAGTGGAGTTGCACAACTAATTTCGGTGACTCGACTGGATTTCCAATGCTTAAGTTTTCCATGCTTGTTACAAGGAAAAATTTGGAAACAGGACTTAGTATGGATACAAGATTAGCAATTATTTTTACAACAGATTCAGTTTGTTCTGCAATCAGAAATTTCAAACAAGATTTATTATTTGATTTGAACACTAAAACTAAATATGTCACAAGCATAATAGGAGTTGTGGCCAGCAATGTTTTATTGTCTGATAAAATAGGAATATTCGGTTCAACATATTGGCAATCAAAACCAACTTTAAGCGTCAGAATTTCAAGTCAAAACACAACTATTACTACAGAAATGCAAGATATTTCTTTCATAGTTCCTCAGAATCCATCTGTATTTCAAGATCAGACTCTTTTCCAGAGATCGAATACTAATGTATAATTGAATTATGGAAAACATTCTTTTGAGCATTGTGATCTTTTTATTGATTGTTAATTTGACACTTTATTTTTTCCTTTCCGTTTACATTGTCAGAATGAATAACAGGTTTGATTCTTTGATATCAGAACTTATACAGTTGATATCATTAAATGATTCGGAGCCTGTTGTTCCTCCTGATCCTGCCAGCAAGCCTAAAACTTGGGATGAGAAATACGAGATGGAAATTGAAATGATGACAAGAAGAATGAGGCAAGATTCTGGTCTTGCTGACATACCAACTGTTAGAAGTTACGACTTGTCATCGGAAAATTAAATTGAAAAAAACTTTGTTGCTTATTTTGCAAAAATTTGGTAAAAGGTGATGAGGCGTTAGTTTTTACGAATTGGCTCGTCACTAGGTGACGCATGGAAACACTCAAAATTAAGTATGTCAATTTTTCTAGCATGAGGAGATTCGGCGTTGAAATAGAAGTTGGCCATGAAGTGAAGAAGAAAGATGTTCACTTGGCAATAAAGTCTTCTTCTCAACACGATGTCTATACAAGCCGATATGGATTGTCGAGCAATAACAGGTATTGGCATGTAAAAGATGATGCTACTTGTGGAATCAAGGGAAGAAAAGGCCCCAAGGGTGTCGAGATAGCTTCTTTTGTAGGACACGGAAATCAAGACATCGATCATATTTCGCAAATTGCTGGAATTCTTTCTCAAATAGGATGCAAAACGAATGATAATTGCGGTCTTCACATTCATGCCGAGGCTGTTGATTTTACGATAGAGCAATGCAGTATATTGGTTGCTTACTGGGTTAAGATAGAAAAAATTCTCAGTATGGCTTTGCCAATTAGAAGAAATAGAAGCGAATATTGCAAATTCACTTTTCCTCATGATGCTTCTTTTGATTTCAAATTGTGCAGAGAGACAAAATATTCAGCCGATTTGTTTTGGCAAATAATTTCTCCCAAGAATTTGGGTTTTTTTGATAATGAAGACAGAAGGTTCAATTTGAATCTTGTTAATTTTGTTCGATCAATTAGAGATCAGAATTTACATAGAAAAACAATTGAGCTTAGATGGCCTGAAGGTTCTCTTGATCCAATAGACATTAGTTGTTGGACTAGGTTGTTTTTGTCATTTGTTGAAAATTGCAAGTTTATGATCATGCCAAATAATTTGGAGGATCTTTCTTTGCAGCAAACATTATGTTGTTTTGGTCTTGAAAATTTACAATCATTTACGATTTTCAGTAGGAATATGCATGAAACTAAGACTTGGTTTCTTGAAAGGATAATCAAGCATGAATCGGATTCTGTTGAATTTTACAATGATGAAAAAATTCGCAATACGGTAATAGAAGCTAAAGAAATACTGAATAAAATGTGGTCGCCCTTGAGGAGATATGCTTGATTTTTACTCATGGTCGATATATAATCTTGATTAGAGCCTTTCTTCAAAAAAGGCGCAACTAACTGCTAACTTTCAAAACTTTCAAGGATTACTATGACTAAACATGAAATTAACGAACTTATTGTTCGTCACATTGATTTCTCTGAAAAAATAGCGAGATTGAATTGTAAAAAATATCCCGCAATAAGTTTTGACGAGCTTGTTTCTGCTGCTTACATGGGACTTGTAATTGCAGCAAATAAGTACAAATTAAATAGAAAAACTAAATTTACTACTTATGCATATTTGAAAATTAATTTTTCTATCAGGATTTACGCCAAAGAAAACTATCCTTCTAGATCTAGAGTGAAGCCTTTTTTACACGAACAAATAGACAGATCGATGATGGAAAGTATTCCTTGTAAAAATAAAAATTCAGATGAAAGCGAGATAGTCGAGGCTTTGACTCAGGGCTTGAATCAAAAAGAAAAAGAGATTTTTCTGGATTACTATCTTAATGGCAAAAGACTATCAGAAATAGCTGTCGAAAAAATGGTTGATAAATCAAGGATATCTCGAATATTTGAGGATATAAATAAAAAGCTTGCATTAAAATGGGAATACAGGAAATTTGAATTATATTCTATGATATCCTAAATAAAGTGAACCCATGATTGGTGAAATATGATCAAAACTCTTATTTTTGTTTTTATGACAACTTGCTCCTTACTAGATCAGGAAAATATTTCTCAAACACCACCATCTGAAGTCAGTGCCCCATTGATGGAATGGAACAGGTATGTTGGCAAAAATTTCACCATTATGAGCATCGACAACGAGAAAGGCAAGGAGCTTGTTAATGATCTTGAGAATCTGAAAAAATCAGCCTTAACGAGATGGGGATTTCCTGATGTCAAGTTCACAAAGGAATGCAGAGTATTTGTTGTTCCAGATTATGATTTGCTCAAAAAATTATTTAATCTAAATGTCGGCAAGGTTCAATTAAGGAAAGAATTGAATGTTATATGGTGTGTTGGGGATGACAAGCCAAATAAGTCAATTTTTCCTTATTTGACACAAGTTTGTCTTTATGAATATGAAACAGTTGAGTCAACAACTCTGCCAGTTTGGTTCAAAAGGGGTTGTATCACACTCAGTACAAGTGTTCCAGATGTGCGTGAAACATTGAAACCTTTCAATGAAATAGCAAGAAAAGAGCAATTCAACCATTCAGCAGAACAAATGTTCACATTTACAGAGGAAGATTATAATAAGCAGACAACTGAAAACAAGAAGGTTTTTGATCAACAGGCTGCACTTCTTTGCTTGATGTTGAGAAAAGAGTTCGGCCAATTTAAGTTGCAGGGATTTCTGAGATTGCAAGCTAGAAATAAGCCGGAAGATGTTTTACAATTAGTTTATGGATTCAAAAGTTTTTCTCAGTTTGATAAGCAATATGTTCGATTTATGAAAGAATTGTGTGCTGATATTGCTGACGATCATACACCAGATTCATATTTGGAAATTAAAAATAGTTTTTGAGGATTCCCCTATGATTTATCTCATGTCTTGGATTATTTTTGGCTTGATGGTTGGCTATATTGCTAAGGTTTTTCACCCCGGTGAGGAACCAGTTGGTTATTTGCCGACAATTGGAATTGGCGTTGGAGGGACATTTATTGGCGGGGCCATAAATTATCTACTTGGATATGGAGGAAGTCCATTTCAAGCTTCTGGTTTTGTGATGTCAATTCTAGGCGGCGTAATATGCTGCGCCTCTTGGAGGTATTATAAACTGAAGACCGAACAGAGTGGACCTAAGTCTTTTTTAAGTGGAAAGAAAGTTGGTTAATTGACTGTCAATTGATACAATTAATCCATGCAAGAAGGCGATGGGTAATAGATCATGCTAGATAAAACTGTTGTAGAAGCTCTTAAAAAAACATATTCTAATTTGCACCCTCTGCTTTTTTACAGATCAACAGAGAAAGCAAAGAGTAATGGTGATCTTTTCGATATCGTTGATACGGTGCCGCACAAGTATCCTCTTATGTGGAACGAAAAGGAAAATAGGTGGTCAAATGTCGCTGATCCTTATTTTGTGGAACAATTTCTAAGCGACTTCAATCAGAAAAACACCACTTGATAAAGCGGTATCATTAAAATCATGCGCTTATACGAAGAATATTTCAAAAGACATAAAATAAATGATGTGCCTCTGGTCCATCATGTCAATAATAGTTGCATTGTATTCAGAACTAAAGATTATAAAATTTGGTATGATTTATTGTCGATTGATACAATAGTCAGCAGTAATTTTACTTTACCATCTGCTGGAATTCTAAATATAAAATGGATTTATAGTGATCATCATCCCGGTCACTATGAAGTTTCATTACATTGTCAAATACATGATGGCTATCTCAATGATAAAATTTTTATGAACAAGATGATTTCAAACATTAAATGGCATGATTATGAAAGTTTTATACATTCTTGCATGAAAAATTTCATGAATGTTGATTTAGTCAGGGATAAAGATGAAGCTTTCGTTTTATGCTGGGAAATGTTTGTGGCATCTTATGATAGCTGGTTCTCAAAACAAGGAGGAGAAATCAAGTATATGCTTTTTCAAACCTTGGATGAAGAATTAGATACAGCCACAAGGATTGATTTCATAGCAGAAATTCTAAAAAAATTAGCTTATACTTCTCCCGGTGTGTTTCGCAATTGGAAATACGAAGTGTTAAATAAAGTGCAGTATTTTGCTGACTGGTTTCTAGAATTGATTGATAAAAATGCTAAAGAACTATTGCCCTGTAAGGATTAAAAATCCTGTTTCAAAAAACTCTTTAGTTCGTCTTCTGACGGACCAGAAAATGCATATTATTTTCTGTGGTCAACATTTTGCTGATTACAAACTTGATGTGGTTGGCGATTATATCGAAGTAGAGGAAGTATCGGAGGTAGATGATGGATGGATGGCCTCCATATGTCAAAAAACCAATTTAATTGATTATCACGACAGCACTCTTCTTCTTGGTGGAATTAATTTTTTTGATAACACCAACAATAAAATGGCATCTTTATGTGTTGTGAGTAGTAGCGACAACAATGATTACCTGAGAGTGATAAATCCCATCAATTCTTTTTGCAATTTAAGCCCAGATCAAGTATTAGATGTTGTTTTTTATGGTAGCATAAATGATTGTTGGGCTGCACATCTATCATCGAAAGATTTGTGCCTTGAAATGATTCAAAGTTCAATCAAACCAACAAAACACATTTTGAAAAATGAAAAAACTCCATTGATGGAATATTTTTTTAGATTTAGATTCAATCGTAGCAGCATTGAGACTTTATCTAGTTTGCCATTTGCCAAGATGGATGGTGGATTTATACTTTTCTTAAATTCAAAGCAACAAAGAAGTGTTTTGAAGGTCACATGTTGCTGGCGTGGAAAAAACTCAATTTACAAAGCTTTATTGCTACCCAAGATTCCGAGTCATAATTTTAATTTTTTTGGCAAGAAACAAAATAAACAATGTTTGCAATCTAAGGTTTCTTTTGAGAAAATTGAATCGAATTCATTGGATTATGGTTGCACAGTCCTTCTATCAAAGGTGTGATAGGTATGGTAAAATTAGATATCATAAATTTGCCTTGTAGGGAAATCACCATGACATATTGCAATCCTCCTTCAGGAGGATTTGCTATAGAGAAGGAAGCAAACAGATTAGTGAATTGGGACCATTGCCGTGAGCAGTTTGCGGTTAGATTTCTTGAAAAAACAGAGGGTTTTTATTTTTGTCATAAAGCATGTGAAGCTGATAGCGTTACTTGCTTTCTCAATAAATTTGAAAACATACTTTCGACTAGTGAAGGTTGTGATCTAATGGAAAAAACTCAATTTGCTCACACCAATCAGGAAAAAGTTCTTTATGTGAAACCAAGTTCTTTTTGGAAGGATTGTTTTTTTAAGAGATCATTGTTTACAATATTAGCTCGTTGCTCTCAAAATTATTTGCCTCACAAAGACAATTTTGATGAAGCTCTTTTTTCTCCAAACTTCAAAGAATCAACATACACATATGAAACTAAACCTGCTGTATTGAGATTTATGTTTGGATTCACCAAGTATACTGGTATATCTCCTGTTACGGCTGAGTCTACAGTTGTCAAGCATGGCTGGAAAGAGGAGTTTTATAAACTTGACGAATCAGAAATAAGAAATCGCTTAGTTCTGCCAGATGGCGTAAAAAAGAAGTGTAACATTGTTGGATCTGATTCATTGTGGGGGTCATGATATTTTGAGCAACAAATGGTTCTTCACAGCAGATTGTCATTTTGGTCATGCAAACATCATCAAATATTGCAAAAGACCATTCATTTCAAACAATGACATGAAAATCTGCGATTTGATCAAGAATGGCACCATACCCGCATCTGACTACAAGGTTCCTGAAATTAGCATTGATCTGATGGATAAGACAATTGCTAAAAGCATAAACGAAGTAGTAGGTAAAAATGACAACTTGGTGATTGTTGGGGATTTCTGTCTCCCTCATGGTGACAAAAATGAAAAATATTATCGTAGCATGATTAATTGCCAAAATGTTTTTCTAGTTTTGGGCAATCACGATGACAGAGATGCCTGCTCGGATGTTTTCACCGCATGTTACGAAAATTATTTATTCAAGATCGATGGGCAAAAAATATTTGTCAATCATTATCCAGCTAGATCTTGGAATAAGTCTAGCCAAGGATCATGGATGCTATATGGACATGTTCATGATGCATTTCATGATGAAGACAATGGTAGTCTTTCAAAACATGATAAACATGTTTTGTCTGAAAGTTTTGCTTCATTGATAAGAAAAAGAGGAATTCAACAGGATGGTCTTTTAGACGAATTGCTTGAAATTGTCGCTTCAATGAACGGTTCTCAATTAACTTTGGATGTAGGTGTCGATAATTTGTTGAGACCAGATTTGCCATTTGGCACTCCTTGGTCAATGTCTGATATTAGGGCTTATATGCAAGAGAAAATTCCATTATGGAATGCACGAAAAACTGTTCATAGATTGATTTGACATTCTTTTATTTACAACCAATCGAATTCATGGTAGTTTGCTCCTGTGTGACAGACACACAGGGATAATGCGACCCTGACACTCGCATTGATTTTGGTGAGGATGATCCACATGAGGATTTTCGCTGCTTTCGCTTTGGTTTTTGTTGTAGCTTCCAGCGCACAGGCTAAACCTTTCGGTTTGTTTTCGCCACGAAAGACAACTAACAACAGGCCCGTGGCGAACGCTGTTAATTTTTCGCTAGGCACCGCTCAGTCTGTTGCCAACCATATGGCCAAAATAGGAAGAATAGGCCATTTTGGCGGCAACCCCTATCCCCGTGAAGGGGTTGGAATGGGTACAACTGCACAACAAGCGATTCGTAATTGTTGCTTTTATGGACAATACACCATCAAGGATCAAGGTGTAGCCCAAGGAAATAACGGGATGTGGTACGCTTGTAATCGATATTGATTTAATAGCAGTATAACAATTTCAAAAAAACCGGGACATTTTTGTCTCGGTTTTTTATTCTACACACTCTGATAAAATTGATGTCGAGGAATCAACTGCTCGATAATTTACAGGATAAAATTCTATGAATAATAAGTTCCTAATCGGACAACGCCTTGTCTTTCAGAACCAAGAAGTTTGTGTAATCACACATGATTCGGAAAAAAATAAATACTTTTGTCAGGTAGGAGAGGCTGGTTTGCAAATGTGGATTCCTGAAGATCAACTTCAGGAAGGATTGCCAGATGGTCCTCCAACTACGCATTTCAATAGGCGAACTCCTCATCTCATGATTGTGGATAGCTTTTATAAAAATCCTGATGAAATTCGCAACTTCGCTATGCAGCAAGAGTTCACCTATGATAATCGATTCTATAAGGGACAAAGAACCAAGGAAAGATATCTCTGGCCTTATCTTAAGGAAGAATTTGAAAGAATTATTGGAAGACCAATTGTTGACTGGTTAGATCAGCCAGCAAATGGATGTTTCCAAATCACTGGCTTTCAAGACCCCTTGGTTTATCATAGTGATGCTCAAAGCTATGCCGCTGCAATTTACCTCACTCCATTTGCTCCTCCTTCAGCCGGAACAAGTTTTTGGCGTGATAAGAAGCATCATGTTCGTCGTCCTCCAAATCACCCTTTGGAATTTGATAGGTTCTCAAGCGATCAGGAAAGAATTCAAGTTGCAGATGAAGTTTACAATGACTACAACATTCTTCATCCTGATAATTGGGAATTAGTCGATAGGGTTGGAGCAATCTACAATCGTCTTGCTATTTGGGATGCAAAGATGATCCACTCGGCAAGTACATACGAAGGACTAATTAGCGAAGTAGTTGATAAGGCAAGATTGGTTCAACTTTTCTTTTTTACTGTTAGATAATTGGTATTTTTGAGAAAATATAGAACCCGCATTCTCTTTTTTTAGAGACTGCGGGTTCTATCATATATAAGTTAGTTATATTTTTCTGAGGAGCAAACCGTGGAAAATCAGGAAGAAGTTTTAGCACAAGTTAAATTAAACCATGCCAATCCTCTTGCCAATAAAAACATTGGCGATACTCCAATCAATTGGGATAGTAGTTCAGGTGATCCAACTGCTGTTGCAAATGCAGAATTTGATGGAACCAACTTCACAGCTTATTTTGAAAATAATCTAGTAGGAGTTTTTTTAACAGAAGCAACAAGTGATACAAAGGGAAGTATTTATTGGGACAAAACATTTGACTATACGAGAAATATACATTTTAGTGGCGTTATTTCTGCTGGCAATGGAGATGGAGCAGACGGCATAACTGTATTTTTTGGTTGTGATAATTCATTGACTTCAAGAGATAATGCTACAAATGGAATAGCTATTTATTTCTCTGAATATGAAGGTAATATCGTGCAAATTTTTTGGGACGGTAATCAAATTTTTGATGTTTACGAAGATTTGGGAACAGGAGATTTCAATACAAATTTTTCTTTAGATGATTTAACATGGAGACAATTTGATATTATTTATCAATATGTTGATATCACAAACTCTTATGTTACTGTTCTACTAAATGGCGTTTTCATTTGTCGTGTCAGAGTGGATGGCGAATGGGTCGAAAACGCTGGATCTATCGTTGGAATTAGTGGCTGGTGTGGTGCCAGCAATAATGATCATTGTTGCAAAAAGTTTCAGGCGAAAAGTGCAAATCCTTGGCTTTTGATTAATGGGTAAAGAAAGAGGTAAAAATGCAAAACAATAGCGGACCAAAAAAATCTAGAAATCCACTACAACCAGAAGCTCTTGGTGATTCTCCAATAGTTTGGAACAGTGGAATGGGTGATCCAACTTTACTTGGAGCCAATCTTAATGGAAATGCGAGTTTCGTTGATGCAGATAAAGGAGTTATACTTTCTACTGATTCAGATGGAAGTTCAGGAAGTTTGTATTGGCAAAATAATTTTGATTATGCAAATGATCTCTACATTAAGATGACCATCCATGCTGACCATATTTCTGGAAGTGGTGGACTTGGATGGACTTTGTTTTTAGGTTCTGATACAAATTATACATTTATAAATGACGAAACAGGTTCAATAAATGTGTTTTTTGACGATGGTTTTTATGGTAATCCTTTTACCGATGCTCTTAGTTTGTGGGTTGATGGAACGAAAGTAGGAGGAGAAGGGTCAAATTATTATGTGGCTGATCCTCTTGATAATTCAGTTTCAAAAAATGTTGAGGTTTTATTCCAACACGATAAATCTGATTTTAATTACATAACAGTTTTTATAGATGGTAAATATATTTGCAAAGCAAATGTAGGGACATGGACACCCGGCGGCAACTTTATTGGAGTAAGTGCTGCAAGCTCAGTTAGTTCAGAATATGTCAACAACCATTACATAAAATCCATGGAAGTAAGAAGCATAGTTCCATGGATAAATGTCAATTATCCAAAAATTCCAAAGAAAAATGATAAAATTTTTATTCTCATCAATGACACTTATGTTGATTATGTTGCTGAGGGATCTGACTTTGGAAATGAACCAAACAATATTATGGCTTACTTAGATGCTAATACCATCGCTTATGAAACATTTATAGACATATCAGAGTCTGGATGGGACAATATATTTGTTTTAGGAAAAGCTGGTTATGTTATGATTTCTGACATTGAAAATGATGATATTCTTCCAGATTTGACTTCAGGCGCTAAAAATAAAATCAACAATTTTGTTTCTTCTGGTGGTAAGTTGTTGATGTTTAACCCCTCAAATGGAGATGTGGTTCCTTTCTTGAACGATATATTTAGCTTTAGTATTACTGGTGGTGGAGAGGGTGGACCTTCTGAGCCAATAAGCCTCACAGTTGATGGTTCTGGTCTTTTCCCAAGTGAAAGTGCTACTATTCCCAATTTAGATGCTACTAGTTCTTTAGACACTACTAGTTTGCCAGTAAATTCTGTAACAATTTACGAGGAAAATGGTGCGAATGAATCTGTAGTAACCATGATTCCATATGGTTCTGGGAAAATATATGTTCTTGGCTGGGATTGGTATGATGCTGCGCCGATAGGTGCAGAAGATGGTGGTTGGCTACATTTGCTTGAGTCTATTTTGCAATCTTGAGGAGTGAAATGTTAAATCTTGATGTATCAACGGATAAATTTGCAGATTTGAAAAAACTTTTCAACAATGCTAATGTTCATTATCGAATATTTGGCACAAGCTCTGATGGTTTGACTACCACTTTGAAATTCAACAAAAAAGTTGATTTTGAAAAAGCCAAAGAAATAATCGATGGAAAAGTAGTTGCCCAAGGTAATCTTATTCATGCAAATCCACTAGGTAGTATAAACATTGGAGATAATCACATCGATTGGCTTGGAGATATGGGTAGCCCCACTTTGTTTGGTGGCACTGTGAATGGAGATGCTTCATATTTAGGCGATATTTCTGGTCCCCAAAAAAGGAATTTCGTATATCTTACTCCAGATTCAAATAATCAGTTAGGCAGTATTGCTTGGGAAAAAAATTATAATTATTCTAAAAATATTTTAGTTAAGGCAACAACATACAGTGGCGGCGATAGCGGAGATGGAATAACATTCTTTTTTGGGTCCGATTCAGAGAATCATAGTGGTTCTGATGACAATGGAGCCCTTGCTGTTTACATTGATGAATTAAATGACAGTACAATTAAAGTTTATATTGAAGGATCTTTACAAACTACATTTTATACAAACCAAAATTTGGATTATGAAAGAGCAACGAGTTGGATTTTTTTGATAAATTGGGAGTATGATTTTGCAGGCGACTTAAAAGGTTATTTGTCAGTTTACATCAACAATTCATTTCAATTGAAAATTGATATCACTTCTTGGGCACAAGAAGGTGGACCATACATTGGCGTTTCTGCTAAAACATCAGCAGGCACAAACAACAGGCATCTGATAAGTCAATTTCAAGTTATGGGCGCTAATCCATGGCTTGCTATCAACAAGTAAAAAAAGTTTGAAAAATTTTATCTATCCAACTGAATGAACTGCTTCCTTGATCGAATTAGATTAGGGAGCAGTTTTTTGGTTTGGAGTGCTAATCATGGCAAAGATCATGTTCTGGATTCATCGTTTTGATTCTGCAAAAACGGCTCAAATAATGACCAAGATCTTAAGAAGTAAGCCTTACATCAAGGTTTCCGTGCAGAAATACCGGGATATACAGATATATAATTCAGAGCATTCGTGCTTCGACTCGCCTATGACAACCAGTCTTATGGACAGTTAAATCTTTTGCTCTTCGGAGCTAAAAGAACTGGTCGAGGTGGTCTTTTCTTGATAGTTTCCAAGAATTGGTAATGTTATATGTTTCAATTTATCATACTAACTCTTGTTGGAATAATTTGTTCATTGATGTGTTATATTAGTTTTGATAAATCTTTACATAATAAATGGTGGTATATACCGGCAGGTTTAATGCTGGGGATAATGAGTAACAGCATGTGGATTTTAACCGCCAAGTATTTTGGAGATGAGAAAAAATTATACACATTTAGTCTTATGTGGGATATTTTATTTGTTGCTATTTATTATTTTCTACCATTGATATTTTTTGATATAAAGCTTGAAAAACATGGGTATATAGGTTTGCTTTTAATGGTAATAGGAATATTGATAATAAAAATAAAATTATAGTTTATTTATTTGCTATTGTTCCATCCAAAAATGGTATAGATAAATTTGTATCATCTGTTAGACTCCAAACAACATTCATCAAATTAGATTTTTGCAATGCTATTTCGCATTTGTAGCATGGTTTTGCCAGTCTGAATTTTCCATGTCTATTTATTTTCATGCTAAGTATTGTTGTTTTTCTGTTGTAATACTTTTCATCAAGTTTGAGGAGAAGGTCTGCCTCAGCATGAAGGAATGGGTATTTTTTCCAGTGTGCGATATTAAATTTTTGAGCTAATTTATATGCCTTCGCTGACATCATGACGGGATTGTTCTTCCCCATTTCTATAATTCTATTTTTTCTTATTGCAAAAGCATAATGAAAACCAGTGCGGCTTTTGTCCTCTCCCCAATCATCCAGCATGAGGCAAACACATTTATGGAGAGTAGAAGCTTTCATGAAAAATTATAACCACATTCAATTGACATGGCCATTACTTATTTGTAAAATTGAGAAGTCGAAAGACAATTGCCCCCGTAACTCAGGTGAATAGAGTAGCGTTTTTCTAAAGCGCAAGTCGTTGGTTTGAATCCAACCGGGGGTATTTTTATTTTTTATCATATGATTTTTTCCATTTTCTTATTGCATTGGTGCCATTATGACGGAAGACAATGAAATTGAGAAAACTTACACTGCTGCTGGAGCATTATTTTTGGGATTGATTGGTTTGTTATTTGGATCAATGTTATTTGCTTTTCCATTTATGTATTTTTGGAATAATGTTTTGATTGAGGTTTCTACAATTCTCAAAGAAATTAATTATTGGCAAAGTGTTAGCACGATTATTTTTATTTTCTTTATTGGAAGATTATTTAATTTTTCAGGTAACAAGTGAAACAAATTCTTCGTGTTTATAGTTCCTGAAATCATTCACATATGTTATTCTTGTTTTGATATCAACTCCCAAAGCATTTTTTACATCTGAAATTAAATTATTTTCATCAAAGTCTTTTGTCTTGATAAGTTGTAGTTCTAGATCATCCAATTCATGCTGAATGGCTTTGAATCTTGTGATTCCATATTTTTCATAATATGTGATTGAG